GGTGCGCCGACTTCAGACGCGCTGAATATGCCCCACGTCGTTCGATAACCCATTCCTGCCAGGTCTTCGATGACGTCGGACAGCCCCAGGCTGATATGTCCTTCGACGTTCTCAAAGAAGCAGATCCGGGGTCTGAGAAGTCGAATACCATCTGCAATCCACGGCCAGAGGTGCCGCGGGTCTTGCTTTCCTTTGCGCTGCCCGGCTGCACTGAAGGGCTGGCAAGGGTATCCCCCAGTGAGGATGTCCACTCGGTCACGAAACGCTCCCCAAGGGAAGGTCTTAAGATTCGGCCAGATAGGTGCCGGGTCCATGAGTCCCGCTTCCATTTTTGAGACCAGATTCGCAATTGCGAAGGCTTCGATCTCACAAAAAGCGACTGTGCGCAGACTTGGGATTGCTCGCTGGAGTCCAAGTTCAATGCCTCCGTATCCAGCGCACAGGCCAATGTGTGTAACTGCTTTGGAAGTATCCATGTCATTCCGCCCTCCTCTCGAATGCCAACGCCTCCTCGCTGATGAACCAGCCCTTCGGCCACTCGGTCAGGTAGATCCCGCCCAGTGTCCGCACCCGGCTTAGTGCCACGTAGGCCTGCCCGGGCTCCCGGGCCGCCCGGATATCAATCCTCGCGGCATCCAGGGTCAGTCCCTGCGCCCGGTGTATGGTCATCGCGTAGGCCAATCGGAGCGGGTATTGTTGGACGGTCACCCCCAGCGACTCAAAGAACCATTTGCGCCGGCCCAGTGAAATCTTCTGCCCGCGGCTCTCGACCACAATATCTCCACCCCTGAACTCCACCACCCGGCCCACCTGGCCGTTGTAGAAGCCCTGCTCCGCATCATTCGCGGTGAACATCACGGCAGCCCCGGGCTTCAACTGCAGCACCCGCGGTGTGCTCATGTTCTTGGTGGCGAACTCCACCGCCTGATCCACACCCTTGACCTCGGCATCGAACACGGCAATCGGGCCATCAATACTGCTCAAGCGGTAGTTGTTCCACTTGTCCACCTGGACGTTGTGCGTCATCAGCCGGGTAATATGTTCAGGCGGGTTCATCTTGAGAGCACTGCGCAGCAACTGGTTGTCCCGCGGCTTCATCCTGCCCACCCGGAACCCGCTCAACATCTCGATGAACGGCACATCGTTCTGGCGCCGGACCTTCTCCAGCTTGATCGTCTTGAAGTCGGCCTCTTCCCAGGCCTTGCTCAGGAACGCCCAATCGTAGGGCTTGCTCTGATCGGTCCTGACTGGGGGCAACTGCAGGAAGTCGCCCAGGAAAATCACCTGTAACCCGCCGAAAGGCCGGCTGTCTTCTCTGATCCGCTTCACCCAGTAGTTCAGGAAGTCGAGGTGCCGGCCCGCCATCATGCTAATCTCGTCGACCACGAGCACCTCGGTGGCCCGCACGCGCTTCCGGGCGCCATGCACTGCCGGATGGCTCTCCAACCGCTCGGCAGCCTGCAGGAAGTCCTCGCCATCCTGCGGCCCCAACTGCATCCCGCACCAACGGTGGACGGTGGTCCCGCCCACATTCAGCGCTGCGATGCCTGTCGGGGCCGTGATGGCCACATCCCGAACTCCCACAACCCTGTTCAAGAACTCCCGCAGCAGCGTGCTCTTGCCGGTGCCCGCCTGCCCCGTGAGGAAGACGTTCCCGAACGATTTGGCCCAGACCATGAAACGGTCCTCGGGCGTCGGATCGAAGTCGTCCCCGATCATATGGACAGACGGGCTGGCAATCATTGGATCAATAGGTGGGGATCAGGATGTCGGCCACCTGCTGTGTGAGCTGCACATCCCGCAGGCAGTAGTTGATCGCTGCCTCGCGGTCGGTCTGGAACAGCTCGCTGAACATGGCGCCGTTGCCGGCCTTGTCGCCCAGCCCGAGGTGCCTGGAGATCGCGGCCAAACTCCCGTGCGCCCGATTGTCCCCGAGCTGCCACGACTCGCGCAGGTCAACGATCAGGTCGTTCCAGTACCTGCCATTCCTCAGCCAGTAGGGCACCGTCAGCCGGTGCTTCCAGCTCCTCTTGATCAGGAACGGCAGATCGAACGGCTTGGTGTTGAACCCGATCAACTGCGGCTTGCGCTCGAAACTGTCGAGCAGGGACCAGAACTTCAGCAGCATGGCCTTCTCGCCATCGGTGTCGGCGCACAGCACCGCGGGCTGCTCATGCTCGACACGGTATCCGATGCACAGCACCTGCCCGCTCAGGGCATCCAGTGCTGCGTGCTTGATGTAGTCGCTGACGTGGTTCTCCTCGGCACGCTGGATCTTCTCCGCGATGATGTCCGGGTTTTTGATGTTGCCCAACTTGACCTGGCTCGGGTCAAACGGCGGGATGACGAGTTCGCTCAACGGGAGCGGCCCTGTCTCGATGTCAAAGTAGATACGGGGATTTGCTGGCATAACTGAAGATGGATTGAGTGTTGATGTGCGTTTGTCCGCGGATGCGCACCCCCCGCTTGCTTAACCATGAGTCCCCAGCAGCAACGGGCTGCCGGGAAAGTGTGTCAGACGATCTTCCCGCAGTGCGGGCACAGCTTGGGCATCTTGGGCTGCTTGATCAGCACCGGAACGCCCAGCCACTCGCAGATCTCCGAATAGCTCTTCCATCCGAATCCAGTCACGGAATTCGGGTGCAGGTGGCCCGATGAGTACAGGCTCAAGGCCTGATCCTTGTTCTTCACCGCCAGCCGGTTGAGAACATTATATGTGCGCGTGGTGAACGGCCAGCCCCACTGCGCTTGGATTGCCTCCTTGGCCTTGGCCGCCATTGAAATCTGGCTTACCCGCTGCTTGCTCAAACCCAGCACCTCACCGATGCGGGTGATCGACTGGCCCTCGGCTCGCATCTGCATGACCTCGGGAATGAGGTGCGCGATCCGGGAGTACTTCTTCTTGGGAGCGCTCATGGCCTCAGTAGTTGATGTCATCCTCTTCCTGCTTGATCTGGGCTTCCTCGTCGGCCTTGAACTTGGCCTGGTACCAGACCAGCGCATTGATCAGGCGCTTGTCGTCCGCGGTCTGCTTGGCCTCGGCACGTGCCTTGGGCAGCCAGTGCTCAATGAGGCTCGTGATGCTCTCCTCGGTCAGCTCCCGGAGCTCGATGCCCTTGTGCTTCCCGACGTGCACCTTGACCTTCGACGCATCGTCCGCCGGGGGCTGCCCGCCGCCCGTGGTCTTGCGGAAGCTGGAGTCGCCGCCAGCCGGTGCCTTGCCCTCGGCGCCATCCTTGGCAGGCCGGTCCTGCAACCGCACCCACAGCCCGCTCGGGGCCAATGCCTCGCCGCTCTTGTGCGGCATGATCAATTTGATGTTCGCGTAGGTCTTGCTGCCGTCCTCGCTTTGCTCGTGCCCGATGACAATGCTGGCCGGGCGCCCGAGAAGGCTCTCCAGATCCAAGCTCTTGTTCTCGGTGTCGGTCAGCTTGCGCCCGAACCAGTCCTTGAGGAACTTAGTGAGCGCAGCCTTCTCATGCAGGCTCGGCACCATCGGCTTGGTGAACACCACCCACGGCTGCACCGGGTCGCGTGAGTCGTCTTGGAGATCAATCTCAAACGCGAACTTGAATTTCTGCTTCACGCCGTACTGCGTCTCGTACTCCTTTAGTGGAGTCACGTCCACACAGACTGCCCGGCCCGAGAACTCGGGGCACGGTGCGAAGTCCTTCTTACCGCCTGTTGCACTGATTATCATGTTATCGTCTTACCTTGTGTTGTTGTTGTGTTGAGCCGAGGCCTGTTTTTCGACCTCGGAAAGTTGCTTTGCCATCCTGGTGTACTGATCCCAGTACTCCGGCCAGGTGGACTTGATCCTGCGCAGGTTCTGCTCGTCGGCAACGAGTGCCGCAGCACCCAGTTTCCGCACAAAGCTCCCGCCGTACTCCATCATCGTCTCAATCGTTTTCCTGTCGGTCACTTGGTTCCCTTCCCCTTCTTCCGGTTCCAGTAGTTTATCTCGCCCACAATCTTGTAGGCCTTGGCCGCCCGGTGCGCCTCGCCCGCTGCCTTCTTGGTCAGCGCGTAGACAGCGTCCCCGGAGCCTGCGATGCGTGCTGTGATCTTTTCGTTCATGGTGTTGTTGCCGCCGGCTGCATGATGAAGTCGAAGTTGTTCCGCCAGCTATCGTTCAACCGGTTGAAGGTGTCGGCCTTGATCTTCCACGTCCTTGGATCCCGGGTGGCTCCGGTGTGACGGCATCGGATCCGCACGTCGATGTCTTGGATGGCGATGTTTCGCAGCCGATGATCCGGAGGCAGCTCGTGCAGATGCTTGGTCATTCCTCGACCTTCCTTTTGATCTCAGCCAGGACGGCCTCGAGCACCTCGGCACGGTGTTCGACGGCGTAAAGCATTCGCTCGATGTTTCGGCAGACCTCAGCCGGGGCGACTTGATTGGCTGGGTGTTTGTCTCCCGGTATCAATGGCCAGCAAACGGCGTCGGTCATTGGTGTGTCGGTTCTCACTGCTTGGCCTCCTTGGCTTTGTTCCATGCTTCAATCTTGTCATGCCATCCCATAAATGCGGCAGCGGCGCATAGGTAATCCCCCGCCTCCTCCAGTCGCTTGATACGGTCCATGTAGTGCTGCCTTTCACCATCGTATTTGTCCCACAGAGCGCGGAGACGGTTTTCGAGTTCGGTGACGTGCTTTTCGCGTTTTCTCAGAGAGTTTGAAAGCGTTTCTATTTCTTGAAGATGAAAGTTCATGGCTTGTTCTCCTTTGCTCGCTGCCATGCGTTGGCCAGCAACCGATAGTTTGAGTCGGAAATGGTACCGTCCTTCAGCCATTCAAGCAGCTCGTCACCAGTACTCTTGAGTAGCTTGATGCGCTCGTTCAGTTTCTGAATCTCGTTAGCTGCTGCATCCATCATTATTGCGCGGTTGAACCACCCAACTTCTCGAAGTGACTGAGCGTCATTTCGTAGTTGTTCTTCGAGACTCACAGCTTGGCCTCCTTGGCTTGTCTCCAGTTGATTCGCACCGTGACTGGTGTTTCTCGGCCTAGCCATGAGTCCAAGTCGTCTCCAGCCTTCTTTAGCTTCTTGATCCGGTCCTGCAGGTACTCGACCAGCTCCTTCAGCTCGTTCACATCGGATTGAAGCTCGCGGATCTTTGTGGCCTGTGGGTCGGCCATGTTCATGGATTTCATGATTTCCAGTACTTCTGAGGCTATCTCATTCGGCTTTAGATGTTCGGCAACAGTGATTTGTCCATCATAGTGGATGGTTAACAGCGGTTTTCCTACGTTCCTAATCTCAATAAGATGACCAACCGTTAGGCTTCCAACTCCAAGATCAGTCGATTGGGTTAGTATGTTGTCGTTCACGGCTTCACCTCCCCCTTTTCCCACAGCAGCAGATCGGCGCGGAGAGCGTCGTTCTCCTCCTCCAGCCGCTGGATGCGCTGTTTCTGTTCCTCCGCACCTTGGCGAAGATGGAAGTTGGATTCACGGAGTCGCTGAATTTCGTCGTACAAATGCTCGGTGCATTCATGTTCGCTCATTTGACCTCCCTTGCTTTGAGCATCGCGTCGGCTGCTTTGTACGCATCTGAAGCCGCTTTATTCCACGCATCTTCGCCGTCGTAATAGCCAACATCGATTGACTGTGATGCTAGGTTTCCCTGCAACGCCGCCGCTGCGAAGTAGTCGCGTAGGGTCATGCCGCTGTCATACCCATTATGTGTTTCGTGAGGAAATGCGGATCCTCCGTCGTTGATTGGTTGGTTGGTCATTTGTTGTTTCTCCCATGCTCAATGATTGCCTGCACTCCCCGCCGGCTGCACCCGACAGCACGTGCGATCTGCTCCCGGCTGGCTCCGTTGTCGTACATCCGCCAAGCTAGCCCTGAGTCGAATGCCTCGACCGCCTGCGCCCAGTTTCGAGATAGCTGCCGTTCCTTTGGCTCCGGGAATGAGATCCAGCCTGCGGCCACCGCGCTGGTGATGGTTTTCTTGGTGATCACTTCAGCCCCTCCGCAATCATGGCGTGCTCAAGGATAAGCACGGCGTCCGCGGTCTTGAGCGTGATGTGGATGCTCGGCTGACGTTGCTGGGCCAAGCCCTTTAGATGGCCTTTCCAGCCATTTCCGTGCGTCTTTGATGTGCCAGCCCCAATCGTCTTTTGCCAGCGCTGTGGTGGCACCTCGATGCAGCGGGTGAGCATGGATGCAATGAGTCCATGCAGGAATCCTACGTTGCGCCCAAAGTTGAACATCGATGAACCCGGTGCTCCCTTGCCACCGATGTAGCCGCCCACCTTCTCGATGTATACCACATCCGATTGCGACAGGTAGTTGATCAGCACCTCACGCACGTCGCCGTCGGTGTCGGGCATTGGCTCCACAACCACTCGGTTGTTGGCGTAGTGCGCGATGCCTCCGGAAAGGCCGGGGTCGATTGCTAGAATGCGATTCATCGGGCGGCCTTCTTTAGCCAGGCAGCGATGGCCTTGTCGGCCACGGCCTGCAGTTTCAGGCCGGCAGCGAGGCAATACTCTCGAAGGGCCTTGTGGGTGGTGGGTGTCACGTTTACGGTTTTCGGTTTGGTCATTTGAGATGCTTCTTCACCTTGGCCCAGTACGCCTCGGTGGCAGATTTGCTGTCGCCTGCAGGACCGCCATTCCATCGACGGGCGAGCTGCTCGGTGGTGCAGTTCTTACCGTAGTGCTTGAGGTAGGCCTCGCACACCGCCCGAGCCTGCACCCGATTGGTCATCGACTCCCAGCGGTAATGGCTGCCGGTGAATCGGTTCACGTCCTGAACCACTCCGCGGTGGATCTGCAGGGGGCCTACAGCGCGTCCGTTGTCGCCGATGGCAAGATCGTTGCCGGAGGACTCGACGATGATCAGGGCCGAGATGAGGTTGGAGATGGTGGTCATGGTGACTTTGCAAGTTCCTGCAGGTAGTCGAACTGAAACGCAGAGAGTTGATATGGATCTCGTTTTAGCTTTTGCACGATGTACTTCTCTGCTTTACGAATGGCGCTTTTAGATCCGTTCGATTTCATTAGAAAGATTGGCATATCGTCTTTGGGCTCATCAAATGCCGCCACATACCACCAGTCAGTTCCCTTGGTGTTTTCAATTACATGAAGATCTCGATAGATTAAATCCCTTCCATCTGGATTGAAATTGTCTTTCATGGTTTGGAGAGTTGTGCGCGTTGACCAGTCGCGCCCCTGGTTGCCTCGGATTCCTCCCGGGCCGGATGTGGCGATTACGGTCGCCAGGCCGTAGATCAGGCAGGCTGAATCACGCTGTAGCTGTAATCGCCAGAATCATATGCCGAGAGTTTGCTGTAGAGCTTCTGAATCTTCTCCTCTGCAGCCTCACGGCTAGGGAAGGCGCAAACAAACCTGTTGTAGCAGCCGACCAATGCGTCAGTCGAACGGCAGAAGTACGGGATCTCAAGAACAACCACAAACAAGCCCAGCGCCTTGGCCTTGTTGATTGCGATGCTCTCCTTGGCTCCCAGCTCAAAGGCAACCTGCTGTGCCTCGGTGAAGCAGTTCTGGAATTCGCTAGCAGCGCCAGCCTCAAACTCCCAGTGCTCTTGTTCCTGCTCTGTGGTGAATCTCATGGTGTTTTGTTTTGGACTTGATTGAACCGACGGCCGTCAAGTTGCCACAAAAACACTTTACCCGTCTACAGAGAAAACTGTTTTTCTGTAGATTTGAGAGAAAACCCAATGTTTATGCGGGTCAAACAGGGGTCACTCCGCAACGAACTTGGCGTCAAACTCGGCCCGCGGGCGCACGTAGATGGTGCCGTTGTCGATGCGGCGGTAGACCACCACGGGCCACCGGATCTCGCCCAGGCGCAACTCGGCGCTCTCTGCGACAACCTCGACCACGAGGCTCGGCTTGGTACGGCAGGAATACTTCATGGCCAGCTCGTGTAGACCACCGTGCCCTGGCCGCTTGCGTCGACCAGCTCGACCGCATTGACGCCGCGGAGCTTGGCCAGTGCTGCTAGGAGCTGCGTGTCGTTGGTAGCCTGCGCGATGCAGGTCGACACGATGTCCGCGTCGTCGTAGGAGGCCGACAGGTTCTCCTTGGTACGGTCGCGCCAGACGCGCACAACACGGCCACCAGAGAGCGGAACACGTCGCATTGACTC